CACCTTTTTTATCTGTTCTTAATATTTTGTGGTACTTGAGTTTTACCACTATTGTTTTTTCTTTTGTAAATACATATCCTGCACTATCTATGTAGTGGCTACCTTTATGTCTTAGTAAAGATGATATATCTTTTACCATATACTTTAGAGGGTAGATACTTTTCATAGGAGACTGCAATCTTCTTATGCCTAGCGTTTCCCCTTTCATATTAGTATCATCTACTACTTTGTTTTCAATCCAAAGCAATCCATCTGCTGACACTACATCATCAGTATGGATTGTAAATATTGGAAATTTTAGTCTATCATATATCATACTTGGCTTCAAACTTTCCAAAGGAATAGTCATCACCAACATCAAAGTCACAACCTACAGGAGTTCCTGGGATACTAAATCCTCTATCTAATTGTATAAACTCTTGTAGTTTTTCTGAGTATAACTCTACCTCATTTTCTGGCACTTCTGCAAGAATTGAGTCATGGACTAAAGCAAAGATTCTTGACTTCATATTATTTCTTTTGATATATTCATTCATATCAATTCCACCAAGTAAGTTAATATCAGAAGCTACTGATTGAACTAAGAAGTTCATACCAGATCTAACTTCATGACTTTGTATTCCTTGATTATCAGAATTTACATTCGGTAATCTTCTCTTTCTGCCTGTAGCACCATAGATAAATCCATTATCCATAATAAATCTACTACTCTTATCTATCCATGCTTTTAGTTTATGAAACTGTCTAAAGTAATCATCAATGACTTCTTGAGCCTGAGACTTACTAAAGTAAGTACCTGAGTCTGTAGTAACTTGCTGTGATATTTTATTTGAACCAGCACCATACATAATACCAAATGTTACAGCTTTAGCAGCCTGTCTATCGGTAGGGTATAGTTCTGCAACTTCATCTGCTTCACAAGGCAAGTTAAATACTAACTTAGCAATATTACTATGAAAGTTACCGCCTTCTTTGAATATATTCATAAGATTCTTATCATCAGCGAGTACAGCCGCAACATACACTTCTGCAGTTGTTAAGTCCATTGCAACTATCTTGTTGCCTTCTTTGGCACGAATACAACCTTTGACAATAGGATTGTCTCTAGGTATTTGTTGCATATTCATTTTACCACTCGAAGAAAGACGACCTGATGTTGTGCCATGCAGATTGAAACCTGTACGTAGTCTATCATCTCTATCAAGTTGTGGTAATATTTTATCAAGATAAGTATTCTTTATCTTAGACTTTTGTCTTATGCTAAGAATGTGAGCAGGTATTTCATGTTCTTCTGCTAATTGTTTTAGTACTTCTGCATCTGTTGAGTGTGCACCTGTACCAGTCTTTTTACCTGTAGGTTTTAGTCCTACAAAATCAAACAGTAATTGTCTTAGCTGTACTGTACTGTTTGGATTAAATTGTTTTTGATTTACTTGTTCAAACTTTTCTACTGCTTCAAACTCATATAGTTTTGCAACTGCATTGTCTATGTCATCTTGCATCAAGTCTCTACCTTTCTCTAATCTTTCTTTATCAAAAGGCACTCCGTTATCTTGGGCATCTGTTAGAAAGCGACAGCCAGGTATCAGTATATTTTCATACACAGACCACAGTTTAGCATTTTTCTTAACAGCTGGATATAGTTTCTCGAATACTAGTAATGTAACTACTGCGTCCATTGCTGCGTATGTTTTCATAACTTCAAAAGGAATACTATCCCAAGCAAATTCTGCTTTGAGTATTCCCTGTGATTTTCTAAATCCTGCTATCCAATCATGCATTGGTTTCTCATAATCACCATAAGGTGTGTACTTCATAGCGAGTTGTTTTAAACCATGTGTGCCTGGCTGTTCTTCCAAGCAATAGTGAAGAAGCATAGTATCTTCAAAGCGTGGAAACTTGAAGTTGAAATGATACTCAAAGAAAGCTAAGTCAAACTTAGCATTATGAAACACTACCATCTTAGTGTCAAATATCTTCTGCATTATTTCCTCGATGTCTGGCGTGATAACATCAGTAAGTATATAGGCACCCATGTCCTTCTTATAAGATAGACTAAATCCTATCATATAACCGTCTCTAGGATAAAGTCCTGTTGTCTCTGAGTCGAGTGCTATAAATTTATTAGGGTGGTCTAATGCTGCCTGCAAAAACTCTCTTGCTTCTGCCTCATCATCAATTCCTAATGCTTGCTCTTCTGTTACTTGTGCTACTACCAAGTCTCCACTTATAAATTCTTGTATGTTCTTTTTGCTCTCGTCCCAAAGTGGTTTAGCTTCAGGCTTGAACGAAAGCATAGCAGGATTGATAACGGGCAGAAATTTATCTTCTACACATCTGCCGCTGTATTCTGTGATAGAATTTACACTTGTGTAATACTTTAAGGCTTCTGAGCCTACAAGTACTACCCAAGTATAATCATCAAGGTTAATTTCTATATCTACATCTGCTTTTAAAATCTTTTTCTTTCTGGCGTCTGAACACAGAGCATATCTGTCGAACTCAAACGCATTATCAAAGCGGTCTCCCCAATTAGTTCGGGACATCTTTGATTCAATTATTGCTACTTTTGTCATTTGTTTTTCCATTATATATATTATATCAAATTCTGAACGCGATGTCAAGAACTGTTTTTGATTCCTTCTTCTGCTTGCATTGCCGCTTTTATGTGTGGATTATTATGTCTAGGCGATACAAATCTTAGATTAGATACATGAGGATTCCACCTATCATTATCTATATGGTCTACTTGAAAATAAGACCTCATAATTTCTTTTAGTTCAATTGAAAAGCTTGACCAGTAAAGTTCCAAATCTAAAGGACATGAATCTATCCATAACCAAGTATCTGCTACTGCTAAATGAACATCAACCCTTCTTGCTATCATACCAGCTTTTGCATGATTAAGGTCGTATGATTTTGAGCTGTACGCTATACCAATTGTTTCTATTGGAATTTGCAATTTTACAGCTGGATAATCAGCTTTTGGACTTCTTCTACTCCAAGTTAAGGGTCTGCCTTTTTTACTTACTTTATAACTGATTATTAAACCAGTTCGTGCTATTTTATATCCTGGAACTATATGCCCACGATATTTTAGTTCTGTTAATTCTTCTTTTCCTGTCCATTCAGGTTGTCTATTATCCATACAATCTATCCCTAAGGCTACTAACCTTTGCTAGAGCAAGTCCGCCTGGGTCCATATTAGAACCTAGATTTATATTTCTAGATATTAGTCCAACCTTCTCTGCCATTATTTTTAAATCTTCCGCAGCTTCTTGTCCTGCGTTATCGCCATCAAACATAATATCTACTGCTTCTATGTTCTGCATCTTAAGTATTGATAGCTTTTCTATGTCTATGTTCTTTGTTCCGAAACAACAGATTGCATTTGTCAATCCTTTGTCCCATAAATTTACCATGTCAAATATACCCTCTACTAATATTACTTTGCCTTTAATAGGTTTAACATTAGAAGGATACAGTGGTAGCTTAGCTTGTGGAGGGTATATTAGATACTTAGGTATCTCGGTCATTGTCATATGACGACCGTTAAAAGCTACCACCTTTCCTGTTATATCACGAATCGGGAAGACTATTCTTCCATTAAACTGCGAATCGTGATGCATAAAAGCATCAAAATGCTTATATGTTTCTGGTTGTATTCCCCTCCAGTTTCCTTTATAAGGTTGGAAACCTTTGGGGAACTCAAAACCTACACTTGCAGAGCGTTTTTCTTCAATAGAGGTTTTCAACTTTTGTCTCTTTATCTCTAAGAAGTTTGCTGCTGCACCAAAATGTGTGAACAAGTTGCCCTTAAAACCACAAGCAAAGCAATTAAATATACCAGTGATATTATCAATGCGCATACTTGGATTACTATCCTCGTGGTCAGGGTTAATACACTTGACTACATAGTCTCTACCTGAGACTTTGTAGTCAATACGTTTCTCTTGTAATAGTTCATCAACTTTCATTTAAGTTACTGCCCAAATTACTATTATCAGAACTATGTATGCTGCTATTAGTATTTCCATTTCTTTTCCATTTAAGTTTTTCGCCAATGTCTTCATACTCGGTCATTTTAGTTCCGTCAATATCTACTTCATGCTGGTAAAATTTTGATTTGAATACTGCTTCTTGCATCTGAAACCAGATTGCAATCGCATCATCTCTAAACTTCTTATCACTCCATAAATAGTAACAATTCCACCAATCCTCTAAATATCTATGAACTACTACATCCAAGTTAAAGTTTGAATCGGTTTGCTTTATTATTTGTACTGCTCGTAATCTTTGACTACCAGCAATAGGATACCAACTTTTCATAGCTAAGAAAGGATTCATAATCCCACTTTCTTTTATACTAGCTACGAGTAGATGGTTTGCAGGAACATTATGTATGTTCTGCACAACAGTAGGCTCTAGTAAGAGTCTATCCGTTGTTGTCTTTACCACTTCATAAGGTGGTACAGCTACTAAATTTGCAGCTGTTTCTCCTATTCTATCACTAGCCACGCTGATCTGCCATCCATTTGCCAAAAGATTGAAATAAAGAGTCTTTTGTTTCTTTCTCTCCTGTTGTCCATTTCTTTCCACCAGGCTTAGTTTCTTCAAATCTTTTTAGTCCGTTATTAAATGCAATCTCCATAACTCCATGACTAGCATGTATGTATTTTACTTGATTGCCCCACTCTTCAGCCTCTAGTTGTTTAGCTTTTTTTCTGATTAATTCATCATATTGAGTCATGTATATCTTCTCCTGTTGATAGGCTATCTTTGATTGCGTCTCTCTCTTTAGGATTCATGGTGGTTTGGGGGCCTATCTTTAATGTTTCCCAATCCATAACGCTTGTAAATCCTTCCATTTTTGCACTACGCATTTTAGTACAATTGAATGTGATACACTCGTCTTCTGGTGACCATGTTTCAATCGTAAACGCTGCGTCAGCAGCATCTAAAATACCTTTTGCAAATCTTGCCTCTCCTGTATTGTCTGTTTGATAAGGAGAGAATACAGGAACTTCATATTCCTGTGCCATACTTTTCAGAGTCTTACTTACTTCTATTTGCTCTGTCCAGTCATATTGTCCTGACCGACTTGGTGCATTACTTCTTTTGACTTGGTTTAGATAGTCAACTATAATTACACCATAATCTCTTTGTGAAACTCTACTCTCTAATTCTTGTCTAATCTTTCCTAGACTAAGTATTGGGTCATAGACTACATCTAGTTGTCTATCTTTATTTAGTGGTAGTGTTTGTAATTTTTTATGAAACCCATCAAAGTCTTTATTATCATAGTACTCTGGTAATAATTCGTGTCCACCATCAAATCTACCTGCCCACCATTCACCCACACGATTCCACTCAACAGTTGTTAAGTTACGAGTAGCTAGTCTTGATATGGGTATTCGTGCGCCAAGAGCACATAATCTTTGTAGAATAGAACGACTATCCATTTCTATTGTAAAATAGATACTGCTTCTTCCTTGATTGTAAACATTGTTGGCAATATTACAACAAGCCAAGGATTTACCAGCACCTCTACGACCACCTACTAATACTAAGTCTCTTGGAGAGAACTTCATTGATTGGTCATAGTCATCATTTAATCCTAGAGGTAAGAACTTCTTAAGGTCTTTCTCAGAATCAAATAGTGCAATAGTCTGCATATTTTCTTCGGGTGGTTTTAAATCGACACGGTCTCCTATATCTAATACGATATTCTGTAGAGCTTCTACATTCTCCTCAGCATTAGATATAGCGACAGTCTTTTCTATAAATCCATCTAATTCATCTAGTATTTCTACTTGCGTATATTCATTTTTTAAGTACTCTAATAATACATACGCATCAACCTCGACCTCTACAGCTTCGATTGCGAATACTTTTTCTTGTAGTTTTCTATCACGAATGGATAGTTTAAGGTCTTCAAAGGTTGGTAGACCATTATAACTTTTAATATGTTTATCAATTACTTTATAAAGAGATTGATATTCTGCAGATAAATAGTTCTCTCTTAGGTTTCCCCAAGATTCGAAATCTTCCTGCGTTATTATTTGCTTCAGTAAAGCTGAAGTTAAGTTCAATGTCTACCCTCCCAGATATAAGCGAACAGGGGATAATTCCCCTGTTCAGTTGTTAGAAAGAATTAGCTAGATGCTTTTTCTTTTCTAGCGGCTCCGTCATAATCAGCACAAGTTAAGCCTCTACGAGTTAACATTGTTTTAACGCCTCTTACAGTTTTGCCAATTTCGTCAGCGATATCTTCAACATTCATGTTTTCGATATCATTAACTTCCGCTAAAGGGTCAGCTTTGCTAGAACCTTTAGTTTCTTTTTGCTTAGGTATAGCGCCTATGTCGCCACTTCTAAGTAAGCTAAGAGCTTTTCCTCTGATAGAATTAACAGATTTGCCAAGTGCTTCTGCGATTTCTTCAACAAATGCACCATCGTTTACCATAGTGGTAAATGTGTTTTCTTCTTCGGGAGAGTAAGTTCTGACAGATTCAGGCTTCTCAGCTGGTTTTACATGAGAAGTTAATTCCATTGATAGAATTTTTCCCTGTATTGATTTTGCAGAAAAGTGTCCACCTTCGAATGAAGATGCAATGTCTGCGTATGTGTACTGACCACTGTTGTCAGTTACAAAGTTTGATAAAGTAGCTTCTTGATCTTCAGAAAAAGTTCTGTTTGATACTGAAGAAGCAAGCTCTACGTCATATCCCATTTTTCTTAGCTTTGAGGATACTGACCTTGTTGATGTTTCTAAATCATCAGCTGCGTCAGATACCATAGCTTGAGAAATTGGGCTTGAGTCACCGACGAAATCTACTAACTGTTGAGTTCTTTCGTCTGTCCATTTTGGTAATGCCATTTTTAGTTTCCTATTATTTCTTTTAAGTTGGTTATTATTTTAACACCCCTTTCTTGGGCTGTCCTTGTTTTTGCGGACTCTACACCGCTTTCATTAACTAATATATTTACATCTTTAGTCAAACTACTTTTAACAAGATAGCCCAGTTTTTCTAAATATTCTGTTGCTTGAGCTTTTGTCTTGTAGCTTTTTAGTTTTCCTGAAATACAAACGACTCCTTTATTCCCTGTAGGTTTAGATACTTTTAGTATCTGTATCCACTTGAATGGAAGTCGTTCATACCCGTTTATAAACTCGTCGTAATACCAGTCCAATAAATGTTCTGTTGCTACTGGTCCAAGTCCTGCTTCTTTGCAAGTTTCCTCACTAAGTTCTGCCATGTTTTTAATAACAGAGCAAATTTTTGCAGAAGCTGACCGACCAATTAGTTTGATAGAGAAAGCTGGTAACAAGTCGACTAAGTCAGTAGCCTTACTACTTTGTATTTCTCTATGCAGTTTAACTGCTAGTTTCTCGGATTGAAGTGCGTCTATCATAATTTCTAGAGGCATTTCATATAAATCGAAGTAATCGATTAATTGTAGTTTTTCAACTGTTCTAGGTCCGAGACCTTTGATTTTGAGAGTAGAAGCAAAATGCTCAATCTTTTTACTTGTCTTGCCTGCGCAATTCAGGTTATTACAATAGAGCTGGTCTTTAACCCACTCAAGCTGTGTCATACAAGATGGACAGTGCGTTGGCGGGAGTATTTGCTTCATGTGTTCTCTCTTAATTTCTATTTATATATTATAACAAAATTCAGTTCCCATGTCAAGAACTATTTTTTGGAAAGTCCTGCAGAATCAACGAATCAATTTTGAAACACTCTGTATGACCTCCAAACTTAACCTTAGGAGAATATTTGTCATGTCGGTACTTTTCATGGAGGTCTTGTTCTTCTGCCCATACGAGGTACAGGGGAGCGTGCCAAGTCTTTTGAATACGAATATCATATCCTTTAAAACCCTTACTACGCTTTATTATATGTCTCCAATCCTTACCTGATGCGATTCCAACCTTAATACATTCTCTTTCGAATGTTTTTGTATTGACCAGAACTACCCCATAAAGAACTCCGTCTCTATCGCATTCATCGGGGTGATTACTAAAGTAAGTTTGATTATATTTACCTATACTCATGCTATGAGTACTGGAGTAAAGTGCCTAATAAATCCTGTTAGTAAGATAAACACTGCTATACCATTTAGTATTATCAATGCTCTATCCTTCCACAACAATCCTACCCATAGCCAACCTGTTACTCCTATTAAAGATAAACATAAGTCTAGAAAAGGGTATAATTGACTAGACCTTACTGCAAAAGCACATATTAAAAATGCACTAGCTATCCATTTTACATACCATGAAAGGTCTTGTTTAGGAGTAGCACTCTTATAAATTCTTTTGCTATTCTCTACTTCTTCTTTAGAATACTTCATCAAACCACTCATGTACTAAGTTGTCAAATAATTCATCTGCAACTCCATGTCCTTCAATCTCGTCCCACCAATCAAAGTTTTCATCAGATATATCTACTTTATATTTAGTTTCGAACTGTTCTGTTAGCTCGTCTCCATCTATTTCTTCGTAGTCTCCATTAAACCAAACTCCAATAAAGTTTCTAAACTCATCTTCATAATTACATTTAATTACTACTTCTTCATCTAGTTTTATTAAGTGTTGGTGTAAACTTTCTAAGTAAGGAATTACTGGGCTCCATGCACTTACTATGTAAGCACTAAATTCATCGGCGTCTTCTATATGAGCCCATTTGGCTCCTATATTTTCACAACCCCAATCATACCAGTTATCTTCGTCATAGCCTTCTAGAAATGGGTGTTTTTGTATTTCAAACCACTCCCATATTTCTATAGTGCCATCTCCATGATAACTAGGTCTTTCTACTTTCTCTCCATAGTTTGTAAACAACTTATCCCATTCTAGTTGTACTGCTTCGTTTCCTTCCACAGTAAGATAATTATATACATGATTTGCCATTAGTCTATTCTCCTTACTATTCTTGGTATAATTTCACCACTTCGTATAACTTCTACTTTACAACCTAATTCTAAACCCATATCTCCTATATATCTTGCATTATGTAAAGTTGCTTTGCTTACTACAGCACCATCAATATCTACAGGTTGTAGCATTGCTACTGGAGCTACTACTCCTGACTTTCCGACATTCCATACTACATCAAGGAGAGTGGTGATAACTCCTTCTTGTATTTGTTTGAGTGCATAAGCACCTCTTGGGTGGTGTGAAGTATACCCTCTCTTTTCAAACTCGACATTAGAATTAATTCTAAATACAATTCCATCATCTGGGTACTCAGACCAATTACTATCCATAACTGTATCAAAGAAATATCGTTTCAGTAATTGTATGTCGCAAGACCATTCGGGTTTTTGAGAGGGGGTAAGTCCATATGCGATGAAGCGTAAATCTCTTTCCATAAATTCATTAATGTCTTTTAGGTTAAGAGCGCCAGCTGCATAATTTCTAGCATTTTTAATTGTTCTTGGTGCTACTACTTCGCCTGTAACTTGAAAGTATTCAATCTTTGTAGCTATGCTACGAGGGACTAATGTTTCCATTTGTCTTGTTATATCCAATCCCTTCTTGCCATCTCCTCTTGTCAAGGCTCGATGTAGTTTTCCACCGACATAGAGTAAAGATACTGCAGCGCCGTCCAATTTAGGACTGACAATAACAGTATCTTTATAACTATTGAAAGGGTCTTTAGTACTTACTTCATTACTAAAAACCTTTTGTAAAGAAAACATCTGAAAAGCATGAGGATAGCGATTATCTTTACTAGATGCGCCAACATCTTCATAATTTACTAACTCAGCTAGTCTATCAAATTCTGTATCAGACATGATAGGACTGCCGTTATAGTATGCAATCGCTGCCTTTCTTAAACTTGCTTTTATATTTTCCATTTATATATTATATCAAAAATAACTTGCAATGTCAAGAAATATTTTTAGTTAAGGTAAATTTGGTCAAGAATATCTTTGAAGTGAGTTTCTAAGATACTCTTGCTTTCTGCTAGAGAAATGATTTCTACCAAACCTTCGAATAATCCTTTCGAGTTATTGAAGTCTAACTTCATTGCAAGTCCGTCTTTGGAGGGTTTGAAGTCTCCATCGAAATCTAAATAGTACTTCCTAAGATGTAGATATTCTATATCTCTGAAGGTATTTATTGTGAGTCTTATTTGCTCTGTGCCATCTTCTGTTTCTGAAATGATTTTTTCATACATCTCAGGTGCGTCATGTAAGTTCATCGTTTGTTCCTCAATATTGCACTGAGGGGAACAATGCTCGTTACATTCTTAGGCATTAGTAAGCGATAAGAATCTGTATCCCAGCAAAAAAGCAGGACTGTGTCATTGCTTTCTTTAGCCCTGTTTTTCTTGCTTTGGATATATTTGTTATCGAAATCTAAGGTACAAACATTGTACTTTAGTTTTCGAGAGTTGGTACTTCTGTATGTTATGATTGCGTCGCCACAGTCATTTACAGTTCGTATGAACTCATCTTTTTTCATTTAATACTCCAATTACTATTAAGAAAACTCTTTCTCGTTAGTAATTGGGTAGTATTTAATTAGTCATTGATTGCGTTGATAATCCCTGTGAAGTATACTGAAGCTTTACCAGTAAGTTTACTGATAATGTCATTGTCTACTTCTTGACCTGCATCACTAATAGCTGCTGATAATGTTTCAGCTGCATCAGCTTTTGATACTCTAGCTGCACCACCACCTGTGGATTTGCTAGCGCCTGTTGCAGGGGATTTCTTAACATATACGCCTGCTTTAGTAAGAATCATTCTNACTCCATTAGGGCTTTCNCCTAACTCTTCAGCTATGTCTTTGACAATTTCCATACTTGTTTCTGGTGTTGCCTCAGCATCTGTATACATTTCAACGGCTTGTGCTTTGGATTCATCTGTCCATGCCATGCGTCTTCTCCTTTTATGTTTGAGATATTCGGGTAAGCCGGGTGCCCAGCCTGTCGCGTCTCTCATTTGGTTATAATATCTATCACTCATTACTATATATTATACAGAAAAATAAGTGCTATGTCAAGAACTATTTTTTACTCCCATGACCAAAGTGGTCATGAATTGTGTGCAATTTATCTTCTGCGTGTGCTATAATTTCTACTTGAGTTTCCATTGCTTGAACAATCTCAGGGTGTTCCCCTATACCTACAGCATTTTTTTCGTATGCCATAATATTTGCTTTAGCCATAGCTATCTCTCCTTTCAATTTAAGACACAATGCTTCTAGTAAATAATTCATTTTAGTTTTTCCTCAAAGCATTTACATATGCTAGTACATATCTTTTTCTATATTCATCATTAAATGCTACTTGCCATAGCAAAGGTGTTATGAATATTAAAGAAAAAGAATATATACAAAAATGTAATACTTTATATCTTTGTGCTAATACGATTTGGTACGTATCAATTAGTCTGGCAATAATACTCCATGTTCTAAAGAGAAGCATAATCCATGTTGATATCCAAAACGCACCAACAAATGTTAGTACGTCCATTATTTTCTCCTTATTTATAGATGTCTATTCCGTATTCTTTTAAATGTCGTAAACTACCTAAGTCATAAGTAAGTGAATGGCTCCAATACCCACCAATTTTTTGATAACCAAAGTACTTTGTCTCAAAATCTGTCATAGTAATAACAAATATCTGATAACACTTAGCACTATACTTATCGACATAGTTTGTGGCTTTGCTTATAGCTTCTTTTTTAATTATTGCCATAGCATTATCGTGGGCTGACCACACTCTTTCACCTATGTCAAAACTTTCTGCTACACATTGTTCGGGTAGCATAGGTGTTTTATGCCTATATACTGTCATTTCGGACTTCGTAATTTTCTGTGGAACTCCGATATTATCAATCAAGTTGCGAATAAAGGTAGTAGACCTATACATACTTTTTGCGATTTCTGAGACTGTTTGTCCATTTAGGTATCTTTCTATTGCGTCTCTTTTCTCTAAGTCTGTGGCTTTCCTACCTCTGTTCTGAGCTTTACGAGTAGCTCTATACTCCATTATATCTTTATGTTCAGCTAAAATACTTCCTAATCTTGTTGTATTATAACTAATATTAAGCATCTCACAAGCAACTTTTTTTGTTATAGGCTCGTCGCCTTCTAACATTTCAATTACTCTATCAAGATTAGCTTCATCTAGTTTTTCATGTTCTCGTTTTCTAGTCTGTCTCATCGCTTCCCAATAATATAATAGCATAGTGAATTACTTTTAATAAGTCTAATTCATTTTTGCCTTGTTTCTTTCCATAACGCTTTGCATATTTCATAATATTTCCTATACAAAACCCTTCTCCATGCCCTGAATCTATAATAAATTCAGTAGCTTGAATTTTATCTGTGCTGTAGTGTTGGTCATAAGTATTATCAATGTAAGCCTGTAGCTTAATAAGCATTTTATCTTCATTGAATTTATACTTAGTTTTCTTACTAAATATCCCCATCTGCTCTCACTTCAGAGCGTACTACCTCAAATCCATTTGGGTATCTGGCTTCTAATTTATTGATATTTTCGTCCATGACTTCATCAGGAGTAAATCCTAATGCTGTACANCCTTGTACCCAATACCAAAGAACATCTCCTAACTCTCTTTTCATATGAAATATTTCATCATCAGTAAAGTTTGTGTCTGCTTGAAATAGTTTTTTCTTTACTACTTCTGCAAACTCTCCTGACTCTGCTAACATTCCTATTACTGAAGTTAGTAGTGTTGCCATGTGTATTTCTGCACCTCTTTCTACAGTTCCATCACTGCGTGTTAGATGACTTGTAGTTCCTTCTAGTCTTAATATTCTGCTAGAAAGCCCTAATGTGTTCTTGCTCATTTCTGAGGTTGTTGTTGCTACGAATCTTGCGTAGTCATTAAATTTTTCTGTTGTCAATTTCTTTCTCCACTATGTCTTGTATGTCTGCTAATTTATACCACAGTCCTGAATACATAGACTGTCTGCCGTCTTCGTATACTACTGTGTATCTTTTGTACCCATAAGGTCTATCGGAAAATATTCTAGCAAATGGATATATACCACCTACATCATACGCTCCTTCTAATAATCTCATCTTGTTATCCTACTTTCGTAATCAGCGTAATCTTCATTCCACCAATGTGGTTTATCTCTAAACTTCCAACTAGCAAAGGTAGCTTTGTCAAGATGATAGTAGTCTCTATAAGACTGTATAGGATTTTCATAATCCTTTAGTTCATCAGGCATAGCTAATCCAAATTCTGTAAAGCCTAGTCTTTTCATATGTACTGGCTCAGGTAGTTTGTTTACTACTTCATGTATGGACTTATGTTCTTTGCCATATCTGTATCTGTACTCGTCATTCAAAGCATTGCCGTAGCAGTGTGTCCACTCGTGATTGTCTAGTGATGACCTTGCCCAAATAGTGCATGGGTGGTTATACATCATAGGTAAGTATGGTGTAATTGGTCTTTCTGCTGGGGGTAGATGTTTTATCTTTGCTTTTTCTTCATTGAGTACATCTCGTTCTTCTTTGTTGAGTGCACGAGGTACAAAACCCAAGAACTTGTCAATCCATATGCTAGTGCATAATATTTGAGCAACCTCTAGCGGCATCTTGACAATATGTTTGTCAACATGGTACTCGGCACACTTATCTAAATTTTTGTCTAAGTAAAATAAATTCATACATATATTATACAAAATTTTGAGAGCGGTGTCAAGTATTATTTTATGATTTGTGAGAACTCAGTATAGCCTCCGATGCTCTCTTTGTCTATGAAGATTTGTGGGAATGTTCTGGCGGTGGGTACTCTTTCGAGTAGTTCGTGAAGTTCAAAATCTACACCTAATTTATATACTACATACTTATTAGATGATTCTTGAACCATTTGTTGTGCTTGTTTTACTGCCATGTCGCAGTAAGGACAGTTATCTTTACTATAAATTTCTATGTTCATTTCATTGTTTCCTCTATGAATTTTCCTATTGTTGCTATTTCTTGTTCTGAGAGCATGCCTGCTTGAGCCCACATTGTAGAGCTCATTGCTCCAACCTGGCCTCTATTCTTATATGTAGTAAGCCTATCAACTATGTAATCAGCTGATTGACCTGCTAACTTAGGAAATACTGCCATACCTTGTCCGTCTGGTCCATGGCATGCTGCACACCCTGCCCATAAACTTTTTATTGAACTGAATTCGTCTGCTGCTGCAAGAGCCTGCTTAGCTCTAAGTATATCTACTGATGTACCATTTAGTGCAACATATTCTTCGTAGCACTCACCTGTACATGAATGTCCTCCACCATATCCACTATACTCTAAGTTAGGATAAATTTTGAGTGTAAAGAATCCAAAAATTACCGATACTCCTATCATTGTCATTCCTAATTCTCTCATTCGAACGCTACTCCTATCATTAGCATAGATACACCCATAAATCCTAACACTAATACCTGAACTACAGACATTACTGCTATTTGTTTCATAGGGTGTACCTCTACTACTTTTTCTACCCAAGCTTCACTTGGGGAAAGGTTTATTATTTGCAACACCTTTTCTTCTTTCATTTATTTACCATTAATTTTATCTTTTGCCGTTCCAGCATATAGTCCAAACCAGGCTGCTCCTGCTCCTACTACCACTGAAATCAATCCTGATTGTTCAAATGTTGGTTCTGGTAATTCCATAAACCATATTGTACACTTATATAATAATATAATATATACTGATAAAAACGCTCTAGGGAATAT